GTGATCCAGGTCAGCTCCGATCTGGTCAACTCCGCTGGCGACACGGTGGTCGGAATTCGCACGACCTCCGCTGGCGAGTGGATTCAGGTCACGGGCGGCGCTGCCGTCTGTGCCGAGCTGGGTATCAGCCAATACGCCTACGACATTCCCCGCAGCCACCTGATTGCTGCCAAGGATGGTCCCTTCAACTTCTCGGCCGCTAACAACCAGGTCACCCTGGATGTGATCGGGGCGAGCGAGACCACCAAGGTACAGTTCACCATCCCGGTCGGCACGGGCGTGAGCAGCAGCTCGCTGGCGACCATCATCAACAATAACGGCGTGGTTAACGGCGTGCGGGTCCTGGATGCCATGCCCCTGACCATCCCGGGCGGCACCCAGCACGTCATGATGCTGACTCCGCTGGCCAACATGTTCGACCAGCTCCGCCTCAAGGTCAGCCACGTGAACCTGGCCACCATGCGGTTCTCGGCGGAGCTTGGCGTGGCCTACCCCTACACCAAGGCGTACCGCAGCTTCGCCGATGCCCGTTCGACCCTCCCGGAGACGGGCGTGGACGGCGTGTCGCCCCAGAGCTGCGTGCTCGCCCCGGGCAGCAGCCAGTGCCTGGCCGATACCGACTACTACGAGAACATCGTCGGCTGGTTCGTGGCCAAGCACCCCGGCACCTGGTCGAGCAACCACAAGATCCGCCTGGAACTGGATACCACCAAGAGCAACGGCGACCTGGCCGGTCGCTACAAGGTCTCGGTCCTGGATGGTGCCGACCAGCCGGTGGACGTGGTGCAGGACGTGAGCTTCGACCCGGCTGATTCCCGTTACATCGGCAACGTGGTCAACGAGGGCTCGGTGATCGGCGGCGTTAACGGCAATTCCTACTATCAGTGGGAGTCCCGCCCCGCCACCCTGGGTGCCACCAGCGGTGATCCGGCCTCCTTCCTGCGGGCCTTCACTGGCGGTGCCAACGGCATCCCGTCCAACCCGACCTTCTCGGAGGAGCTGGACAACGCGGTAGTGGGCAACCCGGCCCTGGCCTCGGGCCTCTACTCGCTGCAGAACCCGGAAGCCTACGATTTCAACCTCCTGGCCACCCCGGGCTTCTCCTCGGGCAATGTGATCGCCAACTGCCTGCAGTTCGCGGAGAACCGTGGCGACGTGCTCTACCTGGTGGACCCGCCCTTCGGCTTCCGTCCCCAGCAGATCATCGAGTGGCACAACGGGATGCTGACCAGCGACCTGACGGCCGCCGTCAACAGCAGCTACGGTGCCCTCTACTGGAGCTGGCTCAAGATTGCCGACCAGTTCAATGGCGGCTCGATCTGGGTGCCCCCGTCCGGCCATGCGGCTGCCATCTTCGCTCGCACCGAGCGGGATGCCGAGCAGTGGTTCGCCCCGGCCGGTCTGCGGCGTGGCCGGGTCCTGTCGGCCCTGGACGTGGAGTACAATCCGACGCTGGGCGAGCGTGATGCCCTCTACGGGAGTGGTAACGCGGTCAACCCCATCGTCAACTTCGTGCGTGACGGCATCACGATCTGGGGTCAGCGGACCCTCTCGCGGACGTCGTCGGCCCTCGATCGCATCAACGTCCGGATGCTCCTGATCTTCATCAAGAAGAATCTGGCGGTCACGCTGCGGAACTTCGTGTTCGAGCAGAATGATCGGATTACCCGGGCTCAGGTGCTGGGCGTCATCCGCCCCTTCCTGGGTGATATCGCGGCTCGCCGTGGTCTGACGGCGTTTAACGTCGTGTGCGATGAGACCAACAACACGCCGGAGCGAATTGACCGGAACGAGCTTTGGATTTCGGTCTTCCTCCAGCCGACCCGCGCTATCGAATTCATTGCCCTGAACCTGGTCACTCTTCGCACCGGTGCCAGCTTCTCTGCTCAAGAGGTTCTGGCCGCTGGCGGCGTGGTGGTGGACGCATAACCACCCGCCTTGGGTTACGAGTGACTGTCCAATAAAATCTACTGTTAGCGAGTTAGCTGATAGTGGTAACTGATTACGGAGGCAATCATGCCGGGCTTTAACATCAATGGTAGCGGTGGCGAACAGGGCGGGGCTCCCAACTCCCTGTCCGAAGTCCGCCGCACGCATCGCTGGATCTACGACGTGCTGGGCATCGGCAGCTGGAAGGATGGGGTCCGCCTCGTCCTCAAGTCCTGCTCGCGGCCGAGCATGCAGTTCGAAGAGCCCGCGATGCATCACAACCAGGAACAGGTGTACTACGCTGGTAAGCACACCTGGGATGCGTCCACGCTGACCTTCTACGATGTCGAGCAGGACCCCGATGTCTCGGCGGCCATGTACGACTGGGTCCAGTCGGTCCTCACCATCGCTCGGGCCAACGTGGCTCCGCCCCGTGCCTACAAGCGCTTCGCCCAGCTTTCGATGGTGGATGGCGTGGGTGACGTGACCGAGAGCTGGCGGATGCTCAACACCTGGCCGCAGGCGACTAACTGGAACTCGCTGGACTACAGCTCCTCGGATCTGCAGACCATCGAAGTCAAGATGCGGTTTGACCGGGCCGAGCGTGTCCGCTAAGACCGAGGGCTAAATGCCTGGCTTTAACATCGACGGACTAGCAAGCGGGCCATCCTATTTAGGGTGGCCCGCTTCTGTAAGAGCACGGTGAGCCGCAATGCCTGGTTTTAACATCGATGGTCTAGGGCAGGGACCTTCCTCCGTTACGGAGATGGCCCGTGCTCACAGATGGGAAGTGGAGATCTTCAATCTCCTCGGAGGTAGAGAAGCACTCCTCTATGCCCTCTCCGTAGACCGCCCCACTTTCGAGCACGACAAGATCGTCATGCACCAGGGCTCCAACCAGATTGAATTCCCTGGGAAATACCGTTTCGGTACCGTAGAACTGGTCATCTATGAAAAGGTGGATGACTTCATCGGCAACTACACGGCCAGCTTCCTGCATGAATGGCGGAAGGCCGTCCTGAACCTGGAGAACCACTCACTGCTCTCTGGCAACAGTATCCAGGACGTTAAGAGGAATATACGGATCACCCTGACCGATGGGGAAGGGTTTCCGGTCTACAATTATGACCTGGTCCGTGCCTGGCCTCAGCGGGTGGTGCCGTCTAAGCTCGACTACTCCTCCTCTGAGATTTCAACGTCCCAGGTGACTCTGGCCTTTGATTGGTGTGAATATAACAGGTAGAAAATGCCAGGATTTGCACTAGGTCCATTCGACGGCAGCAATAACGTCCCGGCCCCATCCGGACCCGTCTTCACCTATACCTGGCGTCTCATCGGCATCGCAGATAACGGGGAAGATATCCGTGGCCGCGATATTATTGTCTACCCCAAGGAAGCCACCCTGCCTGAGTTCTCGGTGGAGACCGAGAATTATCGCGGACCCAGTATCGATTATAAGTATGCCAGCAAGGTCACCTGGCCCGACGTCCGTATCAACTTCTATGATACCCGGGGGTTGGCGGAATACCTCAAGGCCAAGAAGGATACGGTATGGACGCCTGAAGGCGGCATGGCCATCGCTGACAAGTACAAGTTCACCAGCCGCATCGAGGTGTACTTATCGGATGGCGAGACCCTGGAGCAGGACTGGACGCTCTATGGGAGCTGGGTGCGCAGCATCTCGTGGTCTCAGCTAACTTATGCCAACAGCGACATGCACAACGCCACCGTAGTAATTGCCTATGATTGGGCGGAACAGAAGTGAGCCGCGTAAATAAGCGGACAGTAGTTCTCCCCAATCAGAGGTAAGTGTAATGGCTGAGACCGAAATCGACGTCACTGGCAACTCCCTTCCGTCCACCCCCTCTCCCCAACCGGCCCCCTCCGAGCAAGAAGTAGCTTCCAGCGAGGACAAGCCCACAAGCGATAGCAAGCCCATCTACCAGGCCCGCAAGGTCGATCTTACCGAGAAGGTCCGCGACCTTGATACGGACGCCCTTCTCGACGTCATCGTCTCGCAGCAGCCCACCGACCTGCTGCCCTGGGAAGAAGTAGTTCTCCCCAGCAAGGGCGTTTACTACGGCGATGCCGTCCCGGGCGGCGTGGTCCGCGTCCGAGCCATGGGCACTTACGCCGACAAGATCCTGGCCACCCAGCGTCTGGCCCAGTCCGGCCAGTCCATCGACTACCTGTTCCAACATTGCGTGCAGTTCCCGGGGGACTTTTCACCCCTGGATCTGCTAGCCGGGGACCGCGTCTTCCTGCTCTACGTGCTGCGTGGCATTACCCACGACAATAACTACGAGTTTATGATGAAGTGCCCGCACTGCGAGGCCACTAACTCGTACGCCTACGACTTGAACAACCTGGCCAGCACCGTCACCGGCCCTGACCCCTCGATCGGGGATGAGCCCTTCCGAGTCGACCTCCCCTATATGAGTGCGATGACCGGCCGGGAAATCTTCGTCAACGTCCGCTTCCTGCGTGGCCGTGACATCACTGCTATGGGGCAGCGGCAACGCTTCGTCAAGAAGATCGCTCCTGGCAAGGTCACCAACTCCGGTAAGCCCCAGCCCCGGGGCCAGCGAGCCGTCACGCAGGTGGACGACACCCTGGTGCAGAACCTGAACATGCTTATCCTGGGCTTCTGCGGCAAGCAGGTCGATCCGGATAAGATCGCCGCCCTGGTCGAGCGGATGCACAGCCAGGATACCGCGACCATCCGCGAGTTCATCAAGAACAAGAGCCCCGGGATCGATACCACGGTCGAATTCCAGTGCAAGGACTGCGACGGGCAGATCAGAACGGAGCTGCCGATCACGGAATCCTTTTTTCGCCCGACGAACGCCCGAACAAATCGAAGCTGAATACGAAGCCCTGATGGAGCAGATGTTCCAGCTCAAGTACCACGGGGACTTTAGCTTCTTTGAGATGTACTACATGACCGCCTACGAGCGGAACTGGTGGATCAAGCGTCTGGCCAGGCAGAAGGAGCAGGAGAAGAAGGACGCCGAGAGCAAGTAGGTCAGACTTCCAGAGGTGCAAAAATACCATAAGGAGTCTGCACGATGGCCTACTCGCGGATCAGCGCCCGTAAGGGACAAGTGGTAAACCTGGACGTACGCTTCCTGCGGGGTGGCGTGCTCACCGACCCCTACGGTATCTATCGGGTGGAGATCTATCGCAACAAGATCGCCCCTGAGAACGTTGTAGACATCATCGAGCTGCCAGACCCGGAGTCTGGCCAGTACCCCTCGCCGCTAATCCGAATCCCAGGAATCGCCCAGGGTGGATTTACCCTCCCCTGGACTGTTCCCCAGGATGCAGTAGTGCCCGACGTCTATATCGACC